TTCCGGATCGCGGCTCGACTTGTCGGTGAGCATTTTTAGTTCGTCGTCGGTGATAGTCATCGCCAGTATTCCTTAATCCAAGGGTAACGCGCCTGTATTTCCGCGTTCCACGGCGGCTTGGCGCCATTGGTGAACACGATGCGCGCGCCTTCCGGCGCCTCCTTGGCGTATTCCGGCGTCCAGTTGAGCTTCACCAGGCCATCGCCGTTGCTCCACTGGCCGGCGGGCGGATACATCTTGTAACTCATCCATGCTTGGTCGCTGCCCATGTAGCCCGCGGCTGCGGACTCTTGCGGCGACGTGGCAGGGTCGAAATCATCCCAGATATGCGGCATGGAGCCCGTTTTAAGCAAATAAATCCCGCCAGCAATCTTGCGCCAGCCAAATTTAGGATCGCACCAGCCAACGAAATCTTCATCGCGGTCAACTAGCGGCTTTAGAAAATCAAGAATCACTAAATCAATATCCAACTGTAAAATGCGCTCACCTAACACCTGCGCTTCGCGAGAAAAGTTCCACAATCGGCAGTAGCACTGCGGGAAACGCTTCCCTTGCGGGTTCGGCACATCGAAGCGTACAGGCATCGGCATCGTTTCTATATCCGGATCAAGCCCCGCTGGATCATCGGTAATACAGACAAAGCGAAACGGTTGCTGATACTGGAAATCGACCATGGAGTACAGCACATTGACGTGCTCGGCGAGAAACTCGCGTCCGCTGCCCGGCGTGTGCCATTTCCAGGTGACGAAGGTGATCATCACAATCTCATCGTTCTATGAGCCATCGTTGCCGCGATTCGACGACGAACCGTCGAGCCCTTCGCAACGTCCGAAACGGAAGACATTATCGGTATTTCCTTGAATGGCGATTTAAACACTACACTGTCAAATATTTGATTACCGGCAGTCGATCTATAACTTCTAAATTCCGGTTTCGACTTGTCCAAGCAATAAAGAGAAAAATTTGTCAGCTCATCCCAAGTGTAATGTTTATCGATTGGCGCAGCTTTTTCACATAAATATGCTATGCCACGGGCCAAAAACGCCATGAATGCTTCAGCTCTGTGCTTTTGGCAACCAAGCCCCATCTTTCTTGCACCTTCAGAATAAACCTTGCGAATTTCATTCGATGTTGAATCGCGTCCACGTAGGAAATTAAAACAGAAAACTGCATCATGAAATTGAGGACGAAGCCAGCAGTGTTTTAACTTTTTCAATCGACTTAGCGTTAAGCCGCCACAGAAATCACCAACAACTACCTGGACCGGTTTATCCAGCGGCCAATCGGTAATCACATCGCAAAGATCGCTATCTATCGTCAATACACACTTCGCTCGCAATGCCGCCAATACACTTCGCCTATTTTCAACCGCAATTAAATTTTTATTCTTAAAACCCTTTGCGAGCGCTACATCCCTGTCTAAGTCCGCTTCCCCAGCCAAATACAAAACTATTGCGTCCCTAGGATTATTAACGCGCTCTCGAATTTTGTTCCAATACCACCGACGCCAGTTATTTTTATTCCCGTATTTGTAGTTCATTCTCCCAATCCGTCACATCCGTCACAATGATTTCTTGTCTTGCGAGCGCGGATTAATTGCCCTTAATTCAGGGATCGTCACAATATTGTCCCTGAGACCCCATAGGGTAAGCCGAAAAATCGAATGCGAACAGAAAGCCTTGCCGTCATTGGTATTCCCCCACGTTCCTTGTTTGTCGCCATACCACTCCCAAAACTTTAGTGGATGTTGGATATTTAATTTCACCGATAATGCTCCGCAACCCATGCATATTCATCCCAGCTAGCCTCACGCGGCATTTTCGGCAATCGAAACGGCGGCGCCAGCTTGGCCGGCTGGCCGCAGTGTGCGCAGTACGGCTGATCGCGATGCAAATATTGCGTGGCCTGATCTTCGCCGCGAAAGAAGATAATCCGCGTGCGCTTGGGTGCCTGGAAGCGCCATCGGCCATCGCCTTTGACGTTGCTCCAGTTCACAACCCCGTCGTTTTTGGTCCATCCGGCTTCGTTTGGGCCTAGTTTGTGGCGAATCCAAGCCTGATCAGTACCCATGAACTCGGCGACCTTGATACTTTCTAAGCCGCGAAAATCGTCCCATACCTGGCGGCGGGCGCCGGTATTCATCAACCACATGCCGCCTTGATATTTGTTGCGCTCCTTTTCCGGCTTGTCGCCGTCCCGGTGAACAATGATAAAATCCTCGTCGCGTTCGAAAAGCGGGTCTAAATAATCCAAAAACAAGCAATCAAGGTCAATGGAAACGAACCGATCACCGAAAATCGGCCTAACTTCTTCGCTAAAAGCCTTTAGCCGCAAGTAACAGTGTGGGCCTTCCCAGCGCGGGTGACGCAGTTCGCGCCAGTCGTCCCACAGCTTCACCGGCTCAATCAGCGGGTCATACTTGGCGTCGGGGAAGTCGGTCATCAGTACGAACCGATGCGGCATGGAAAGATTGCGGTGGATCATGCGAGCCCAGATATTCGCGCTTTCAGGCTCAAATCTGCCGCTATAAAGCGGATCGCGCCATAGGAAGCCCACGATGGTTAGCATGGTCAGAGATACTCAGGCTTCGGTTTAGGCTTGGCGATAATTGTCTCGGCCTTGTCGATTCTCATGTCATTTAAGTAGAGCGCTTTGTAGAGTAACGCTTTGTCACGCTCGGTAAGCATGCGAACATCGTTATTGGCTGATTCAAGATCTAGGTATCTATCGTGCATGGTTATATGCTCAATACTCCCCGGCTTTCGTAGACGCTCGGCGCCGGCGCAGGCACCGACAGCCCAACTCCAAGCGCCATGGTAAGCGCAACCATGCCGTCAATCTTTTCCGTCGACTTGCTCTTGTCCGGCTTGATATTGCCCGCTGGATCGTGCTTCACGATCATGTTTTGAGCCATCCAGCGCAGAACGGGGTTGCCGCCATGCGTGATTTTCCGGCCGAGAATCAAATTCAGCAGCTCTTTAGTCGGCGGCGACATGGACGCGAAGCCTTGGCCGAACTGAATCAGCAGCGGATGACGCCGAACGGTGGCCTCCTTGGGGTCGACGGTAAAGCCGACCTCGTCGCACAAGTCATTGACGATCTTTTGCGAGCCCCAGCGGTCAAAGGCGAGCACGCGCAAGTCAAAATCGATGCGGCATTGGCCGAGTTTGAGCATGATCCAGCGGTAATCGATCAGATTGCCGGGCGTGGTCTGGATTAAGCCGGTGCGCTTCCAAACATCGTAGGGAACGCCGTCCTTGCGCACGCGATCGTGCAGGCCATCTTCGGGAATAAAGAAAAACGGAATCACCTCAAACTTTTCCTCGTCGGTGCGCGGCGGGAAGAGCAGGACGAGCGCGGCGATGTCTGTAGTCGACGCCAAATCCAGGCCGGCGTAGCAGGTGCGGCCCTTCAATTTGTCGTAGCTTACCGCTGGCAACGCGCAAGCGTCCCATTCACGCATTTGTAGCCAGCGGGTCTGCTGCTCGGTCCAGAGATTCAAATGGAGCCGTTTAAACGTATTCTCGTACGCCGGCGTGACCTGCGCCTTGTCGCATTCGGCTTTGAGATAATCTTCTTTGATCGAGACGCCATAGTTCGGATTGGCCTTTTTCCAGGTCTTTCGCGACGTCCAGTCGTCGGTTTCATCAGCGGCATAGATAACCGGCAAGAAAAAATCATCGCTAATCGTGCCGTTCATCATTTTGATCGCGTGGTCATGGACTTCCCAGCAAATCGAGTGCTTATCGAAGCCAGCCGTGGTGAACATGATCAGCAGCGGTTGGCGGCGTGAGCCGGTAGATGTCTTTAAAACGTCATAGAGATCGCGATTGGACTGGGCGTGTAGCTCATCGAATAAAATACCGTGAGAATTCTTACCGTGCTTGCTCGGCGCGTCGGCGGAAAGCACATGATAAGCGCTTCCGGTCGCCTGGTAGACGATTGTCTTGACGAAATTCTCCGATGCAGCGGTCCAGTCCGGATCCTGCTCGACCATGCCTTTGGCTACGCCGAAGATGATTGCCGCCTGATCGCGGTCGGCGGCGGCGGAATAAATCTCGGCGCCTGGTTCACCGTCAGCAAAGAGTAAATACAATCCGAGAGCAGCACCCCAAGTTGACTTCCCATTCTTGCGCGGGACTTCGATATATACTTCGCGGAATAACCGAGTGCCGTTAGGTCGTTTCCAGCCAAAGATGCCGCGGGTAATCTCCCGCTGCCAGTCGGCAAGGATAAACAGTTCGCCTGCGAGTTCGCCTTTCTGGTGCTTGCAGGTTTCGACGAACTCAACGGCCCATGCGGCGGCCTTGTCGTCAAACCATGCGCCTGGAAAGGATAGTTTCCAATTATGTGCTGGCTTGCAAGTGCCGTTCTTATTACGCCAGAAAATCATTTACTTAATCGCAACCAGCTTCGGCGCGCCGGTTAGGAACTTGCCACCGCCTTGATTCGCTGGATTCTTGGGAATCTTGACCTGCGAGCGGTCAGAAGGCGTGAAGCCGAACTTGGCGGCCAGCCGGGTGCGCGTGGCGACGGCGGTTTGCCGGGCCTTGAAGATGCCGGCCATGATAGCACGCTCAAAGCCAAGGGATTCCTGCTCTTTCCATAGCGCGTTGCAGATTGAGTGCTGTAGGCAGTATTCGGCGAACTCTGTTTCGTCTTGGCGCGTTAGAACGTGAGTGGCGAGCAATTCAGGCACGCGGCGCTCCCATTCAGCCCGCGCAACCGGGTCGTTTTGGACTAGCAGAGGCATTTTCGCGCCTGGTTCGAACTGCGGCTCGGCATCGTTGAGCGCGTGCTCGCCGGGATTGCCCTGGAGTTTCTTTATTTCTGTCGGCTTTGGTGCTGGACCTCGTTTTCCCATGATTTTTCGATTTACTCCCCTATGCGAAAACTTTCCGACGCATTTACGCAGTTGGCAACGCGGTCTATGGCTGTAGCCTTCCTGAAATTTGCCTAGCCCCCACTCCCAATAGTCCTTTTATCATTCCACCGTGGAGCCCCAAAGAACAAACGAGTCTGTCCAAGCGGCTTATTGGACTTTGCTATATTGCACTTACGACATGCGCACTGACAGTTATCCCATACGTGACTACCACCTACCGACAAGGGAATAATGTGATCCAGCTCAGGCGAGTTAGGTAACTGCTTTCCTCTCAGAGGCTTAGGTGTCTTAACGGCCCACTCTTCTTAGGCTGTTGCACAACCTGATTACATACTGGACACAACACAGATTCTTTCGGCTTACTAGGAATACCTCTCCATGAATGCTTATTAGGACCAACTTGATACTTAAACGCGCAGTCACGTGAACAGAACTTCTCGCCTTCACCGGGCCGACGCTTTGTGAAGTAAGCGATGTGACAATTCTGACAAACAAAAGGCCCGCGACCTATGCTCTTTCGCCTATTCGGCCTACTGTATTTGATCTTCACGCCCTCGCCCCATCCTCAACCAGCACAAACTCCGCTTCGTTGAACTCCACGCCAATCACCCTAAGCTGGTATTGCACCACGCTGACGAAATAGCCGTCAGCATCAAACCCGCGCGATTCTATTACTGAATTGACTATTGATTCCATGATAAAAAAAAGGAGCTAACCAATTAGATCAGCTCCCATTTCCCAAACGCGGGGGGAACGCCACGCTTAGCCTGAAGGAGACTCACACCGCTACATGTAGTGTATTTGGGTTTGCGTGTCCACATAATTTTGTATCGATTAGTCGGATTTTGCTAGCAAGTGAAGCAAGTTCGCCGGTATCGCCGATGATTCCACCGTTTGCATGCGCCGCTTGCACTTCC